AGCCGTTCGAGATGTTCGTCCTGACCGGCAAGGCTGGCAGCGACGTGATGATGCTCGGTGAGGCTCTGGGGCGACTCGGCTCACTGGCCATGCAGCACGGCGCGAGCGCGGACGAGGTCGCTTCGGAACTGGTCGGCATCGGTGGCCACCGAAAGTTCGGAGCCAGCATGCCGCACGCCATCGGCATGGCGCTGGAGACTCTGCTCATGGACGACCCCATCGGTCCACCCGTGGAAGCCGAGGAGTTCCTCGACGCGCTCGATGAGCAGGTGGATTTGCAGGCCAATGATACTATGGCACAAGACACCGAGAACACGGGCCAGTTGTGCCCGGAGTGCGATTCATTCTCGGTCGTGCTAGAGGAGGGCTGTTCGAAATGTCATGTCTGCGGGTGGTCCGCCTGCTAGATGGGCGCGAATAACCCGGAGACCCTCGCTCGCTACCGGAACTCTGAGAGGGGGAGGGCGGTCAACCGCCTCTCCTCCCTCAAGAGGGCGCGAGAGCGGCGGGAGTGGCTGAACTCCCTCAAGGAAGGCGTTCCCTGCCATGACTGCGGGAACACCTATCCACCCTACGTCATGGACTACGACCACCGAGACCCCACCCAGAAGGTAAGAGGCGTCACGAACATGCTGATGTACAGCGAAGCCAACATCCTCGCAGAGATTGCGAAGTGCGACCTTGTCTGCGCCAACTGCCACCGGATTCGGACTCATGGTCGATAGGCGGATGGAGCGCGTGCTAACCCCACGGGCGCAACGCGCCGTCGCATGGGGCCTTGAGGCGAGATGGCTCGAACTCTGGACCATGCGCTCGGCGGGGTACGGCGAGGACAACACACTCGCCATGCGCGAGCGGCTCATCGAGGACGCACGGGAGGCGCACTCGAAGGGCGTCATCTCTTACCTCCCCGCATGGGCCAAGGAAGCATGACCCTCAGGATGCTCAGGCCGGAGACTCGGGTGGGGGAGCGCATCTCCCGCCCGGTTCCGGCCCATCGGACCGAGATGCTCAAGTTCGACGGCTGGACCTTCTGGCGCGTTCGCACTGGGTGCATCCGTGTCCAGCGCGGCGACTTCACCGCCTACCTGCAGGCCGACGAGGCAGCAGACCTCGCGGAGTTCATCCGTGAGACCGACCGTACGGAGTGGCCAGAGTCGTGACCACGCAGGGTCAGGAACAGGAAGTGATCTGGGTCCTGCGCGGCAGGTTCGAGTACATCTTCCGAGACCCCGACCTGTACATGCGTAGCCGACCGATGATAGGCGACTTCTGCACGGTCACCACCAACCCCCCAACCCATACCGACAAGGGCCAATGAACATCAAGTCAAATCGGAAGCCGCAGGTGCGGCAGCCAAAGACCATCATCTACGCCCGCTGCGAGCGGACCCGCTACGGGACCGGCTCTCGCATCGGGGACATCTACCAGACCACGTACTCAGTGTCGCAGTGGGCCGCGAATCCCGCCTGCCCGAACTGCGGTGGAGCAATGGTCAAGGTTCGCGAAGGGAAGATGCCGCTGTGACGTACGAAGTCATTCACCCCGGTCCGCCGTTTGACCGCGTTCCGGTCAAGTCGTGGGCTGGCCCGATTGACGAGGCGTGCGACAAGCAGGCGTGCAACCTCGCCAACCTGCCGGTCGCTCGGAAGCACATCGCTCTCATGCCAGACGCCCACGGTGGCTACGGCATGCCCATCGGTGGGGTGCTCTTCACCGAGCGAGCCGTGGTGCCGTACGCCATCGGCGTTGACATCGGCTGCGGTGTCGTCCTCGTGGACCTCGGCATCAAGGCTGAGGACCTCATTCGGCAGGACCGGTTCCCACTGGTGCTCAAGCAGACCAAGGACCACGTCCCGACCGGCTTCGAGCAGCACAAGGTCTTCTACAAGCCGGACGAGGCCCTGCGCCTCATGGAGACCGGGTTCCCCGCCGCTGAGGTCGTGAAGCCGGAGTGGTTCGAGAAGGCCCTGCCTCAGTTGGGCACGCTCGGGAGCGGCAACCACTTCATCGAGTTCCAGCAGGACGAGGATGGCAATGCCTACCTGATGCTGCACTCGGGCAGCCGCTCGCTGGGCAAGTCCATCTGCGACCACTACCACAAGCGGGCGCTGGAACTGAACCGCCGATGGCACTCCTTCCTGCCAGACCCGGAACTGGCCTTCCTGCCGATGGGCGACCCACTCTTCGGCCAGTACATGCAGGCGATGAACTTCGCGCTCGCATACGCGGAGACCAACCGCGCCTTGATGCTGGAGAAGGCCATCAACGCTGTCGCCACGTGGGTGCCCGAGTTCAGCGAAGCGACTCGCATCGCGGACTGCCACCACAACTACGCGGCATGGGAGAACCACTTTGGCATCGACGGAATCGTCCATCGCAAGGGTGCTGTGCGGGCACGCGCAGGTGAACTGGTACTCATCCCGGGGTCGATGGGCACCGCTTCTTACCTTGCTGAGGGACTCGGGAACCCGGACTCGTTCCACACGTGCCAGCACGGTGCGGGGCGGGCTGCCACCCGAGGAGCAATGCGAAGGAGTATGACCAAGGAGCAGGTCCTCGACGTGATGCGCGAGGCCGGTGTGGCGGTCGTGTCCCCGGACATGGACCACATCATGGAAGAGGCTCCTTCGGCCTACAAGGACATCGAGGACGTGATGGCTCGCAGCAGCGACCTCGTCACGCCGGTCAAGCGGCTCACGCCATTGGGCGTGGTGAAGGGATAGCGATGAGGCCGACTGTCAAGTTGCTGGGCTTCACTCGTCCGGCAACCATCCTGCATGCCGAGGTCACACCCGACAACGGCATAGTCGAGGTCGAGATTCCGTTCAACGAGGGCCTGTACGAGCCGCTCGACCTAGTCGAGTACTCCGGTCGCTGGGACTACGGCCCGAAGTCGGTCTCGAAGATGGGGGACCGCGACATCATCCGGCGCTGGATTGCGCAGGGCCACGAGTCGATGCTGGAGATGGTGGACGTGGTCTTCATGGTCACCTGCTCTCGTGTGGTGAGCCATGAACTGGTCCGCCACCGGATGGCCTCGTACCAGCAGGAGTCCCAGCGGTACGTCCGCTACGACGAGGAAGAACCGGGTGACCTGTTCTACCTGCCGCCCGAGGTCGAGGCTGCTGGCGAGCAGGCCGTCGAGGACTTCTGGGACGCGGTCGAGTACTCGCTCGCGGTCTACAAGCGGCTCAAGGTGGCCGGGGTGAAGAGCCAGATTGCGCGGTACGTGCTGCCCAACGCGACCCGTACACGCATCACGGTCAAGATGAACCTCCGCGAACTGCGCCACGTGCTCAAGTTGCGAATGCACTCGTCGGCCCAGCCAGAGATGCGCGACATCGCAAACCAGATGCACGAAATCGTCAACGACCTCTTCCCCGAGGTCTTCGCGGACATCAAGCCCGCACTCGAAGCGGGGGAGAGGGCAGCGCGGTAGTGGCCGGGTGGCAGCAGTATCGGTCCCTCATGGACCGGCTCTCCCCGCTGGTCGGCAAGGACCGGTTTCTCACCATTGACCGGGTGACCACCGACAGGGACCTCGGGTTCGGCGGTGGCACCACCCACACCGTTGCCGTCACGGTCAAAGGGCCTCACAAGGCCGACGAACTCTACATCTATGCCACTCGTGGCACGTTCGAGCAGGCCGTGCAGGCCATCGAAGGAGCACTCAGGTGACGTACCCGACCGACATCAAGTGCAAGCGCAAGGACTGTCGCTGCACCGCGCATCCCGAGAACTGCTGCACCGGTCGCCCGGTGAACAGCAAGGAGAAGAAGTGACCCGCTACGTAGACGCAGAGAGCCTGCGTAAGGTGCCGTTCAGGACCGTGTTCGTGGAGGTCGAGGTTGACCTTCTGGCTAGCCTGTTGGGCCGTCGCTTCAATGGCCCGGACGGCGCTGTCTCAATGGAGCAGGTGGACATTCGGTTCGATGACGACCTTGGCATCTTCCGCGCCGAGCCGTTGGTGGTCAGGACCTCGCCCCTCTGCACGTGCGGCGACTGCGCATACTGCCGACAGTAGGCACAGAGAAGCCCCCGGGCCGTCCGATCAGGACAGGGTGATCCCGGGGGCTTCGTGCTACGCCGAGAGCCGAATCAGTTCGGACTTGGCGTATTCGGCGTCTTCGGGCATCAGGTCGATGTTCTCTCCCTCGTCGTCGGCCTTGGAGACCATGACGGTGCCGACGATAGGCCCAAGGTGGGGGCTTACGAGGTTGACGGGAAGACCGAGCCGTTTCCCGTCCTCGTTGCACATCAACCAGAGGCTGCCGAGCCTGTAGGCTTCGAAGTAGCCGCCGACCACTTTCTGAATCGACTCGACATCATTACCGATGTCTTGCTCCTCGGGGTCTTGCCCGGGAGCCTTGACGATGACCTTCATGATCGACAGTATAATCTCGGGCGCGGCGGGGTAGCACAGCGGTCTAGTGCAGCGGAATCATAACCCGCAGGTCGTCGGTTCGAATCCGACCCCCGCTACCATCTTTCCTCAAACGTAGCGGTTCGAGCACAGTTCAGGAAACTACAGACCAAAGAACCTCGGGCCAAAGTTGGTATGACTCATAAGCCAAGAACTAGTTGACATGTAGTTCGTAAGCCTGTAGGGTGCTCACAAGTCAATGAGATTCCGCTCCCGTCATGGGGATAGCCCTCAGGGAGCAATGGAATCTGGGGACGTGAGCACGCAGGGAGCAGATAACTACATGCAACTGGATCGAGCCATCGACTACTTCCTCGCTGCGAAAGAGGCCGAGGGCCTCAGCCCTCAGACCACGAAGACGTACGCCTCGCACCTGTTCAAGTTCGCTCGAACCATGCCCGAGGTCGGTGAGGCCGAGGACATCGACAAGTTCACGGTGACCGGCTACATCGCGAAGATGCAGGCGGACGGGGCCATGAAGCCGGTATCGGTCAACACCCAGACCCGCTCGCTGCGCGTGTTCTGCAAGTGGCTGGAGGACGAGGGCCTCATCAACGTCAGCCCGTTCAGGGCAGCGAAGAACCCAGTCAAGATGCCGAGGTTCGAGAAGCGGCCCGTGGACATCATCACCGACGATGACTTTCGCGGCCTGCTGCGCACCTGCGAGGACAAGTCGGTGGGGCGCAACCGTCGCGACGAGGCGATCCTGATGTTCCTGTTCGACACCGGGGTTCGGGTGGGGGAACTGGTCGCGCTCAAGAAGGACGACCTCGACATGAAGCGCCGGACCGCTCGGGTCATCGGCAAGGGCCGCAAGTGGCGAACCGTCTTCTTCTCACCCCAGACCGCCATCGCCCTGCAGCGGTACCTGCAGCGCCAGAACGCTGTCGAGCGCGAGTCTGAGGTCGTCTTCTGCGGCTGGAGGGGGAAGGCAATGACGACGTTCGGCGTCCACCAGATGCTGGCCACCCGCGCCGAGCGAGCCGGAGTTGTGTCGCGAGTAAATCCCCACACCTTCCGACACACCTTCGCGACAAACTTCCTGCGCATGGGCGGCGATGTGTCCAGCCTGCAGCGCATCCTCGGCCACTCGGATGTCTCGACCACCATCCGCAACTACGCGCACTTGGTCGATGACGACCTGAGCAAGGCTCATGACCGGTTCTCACCGATGTCGCGGGTGATGTCTCGCCGCTAGGATTTGCAGCCGTGTGCTAGGATATGGCCAAAGATTGTCGCATTTGAGCGTTCAAACGGCGAAGTAAATATGAGAGGGTCTAGCGAGTCGTGCCTTGACCACCCGGCAGGTGCTTCTTCTCCTCTCACATCAGGGTGTGGTGTAGCGGTAGCACGTGTGGTTTGGGACCATACGGCGGGGGTTCGATTCCCTCCACCTTGACCATCGGCGTGTGGTGGAACGGTAGACACGCTGGTTCGAGAAGCCAGTGGCCACACGGTCGTGCAGGTTCGACTCCTGCCACGCCGACCAACACAGCCATTTCGAATACTGCTCTGGGTGAAGCGCCATGAGACGCTGGCGTGCGTAGGACCTCGCTGATGCGGTCCGCCCGGAGCCTTACCAGTCGAATATGAACTTCGAGGTCACCTGCCCGAGAGGCGAGGGAGCGGATTGCAACCCCGCGCACACCGGTTCGAATCCGGTGGTGACCTCCACTAGCGTTGCGGTGTGGAGCAGAGTGGTAATGCGCTCGGCTGTTACCCGAGAACTCGCAGGTTCGAATCCTGCCGCCGCAGCCAGCACTGTTCCAATACTTTGGTCACTAGCGCCGTTGGTGACCAAAGTATGAGACACATGCCGCCTCAGCACCCTACGGTGGGTGTCCGCCTTGGTATGGCGGGGGTGGTCGGTTCGAATCCGACAGGTGGCTCCAGTGGGCCTGTGGTGTAACGGGAACATCCGCGCCTTGCAAGCGTTGGGAGTGCGGGTTCGAATCCCGCTGGGTCCACCAAATCATGGCCCGGTCGTCTAGAGGCCGAGGATACCGCCCTCTCACGGCGGTGACTGGGGTTCGAATCCCCATCGGGCTGCCACATACCCCTCTCGTTCAACGGACTAGGACTAGGGCCTTCGAAGCCCTGAATGCGGGTTCGATTCCTGCGGGGGGTGCCACATGCGGCTGTCGCCTAACGGCTATGGCCCCTGCCTTCCAAGCAGGTTACTGCAGGTTCGAATCCTGTCAGCCGCACCAAACATGCCCCTCACGCACAAATGGATGTGCAGCCGCCTCCTAAGCGGCAGGGTGAAGGTTCGAGTCCTTCGAGGGGAGCCATCGCGGTCGGACTGATCCCCCGACCTACCGTGAAGCCGGTCGTTTGGCCCACGAAACGGGCACTAGCGTGGAGCCGTGGTGCAGTGGTTAGCATGCTTCCCTGTCACGGAAGAGGTCGGGGGTTCGAGTCCCCTCGGTTCCGCCACACAACGGGTCTTAGCCAAGTGGTTCAAGGCTCTCGCCTTTCAAGCGAGCGATCACGGGTTCGAATCCCGTAGGCCCGACCAAATCATAGGTTCGAGTGCTGGGCACGCGGCGGTCTCCAAAACCGCTTGCAGTGAGTTCGATTCTCACCGGGCCTGCCATGGTGGCATAAGGCTAGTGGCGAGCCACTGGTCTGTGGAACCAGCGAGGAGGGTTCAATCCCCTCATGCCACCCCAATACAACATGCCGCTGTGGTGTGGATGGTCTGCTCGTCCGGCTGAAAACCGGAAGGTCTTGGATCGTTACCAAGTGGCGGCACCAATCATCCACGGGGATGCGGCCCCTCGTTGCTGATCGCGAGGATCAGCCCGGTGACGACCGGAAGCGCGACCGCACCAAGTCGGTCTAGTTCTAACGGTAGAACGCCGCCTTCGTAACGCGGATGATGGTGGGTTCGAATCCCCCGACCGGCTCCATCGCGACCTAGCCCAATCGGCAGAGGCAGCGGCTTCAAATCCCGCCCAGTCTCGGTTCGAATCCGAGGGCCGCGACCAAATCATTGCGGGATGAGACTGGTGTCTCGCGGAGTCTCATACGCTCTTGCTGGCTCAGTTCGATTCTGGCTCCCGCAACCAAACACAACGAAGCGCCGGGACAAGTCACCGACGCTTCGCTGCAACTGCCCTACGCTGGATAGCAAGCAAGCCAGCCCAGCAGAGGGTGCAGCGAACATAGCACATTGGCCTTTCGCTTTCTGGTTGAGAGCACCTTCCTTACAAGAAGGATCAGGTGGGTTCGATCCCCACAGGGCCAACCATCGGAGTCTGCCGGTACTGGTAGAACGGGCCTGCCTGATAAGCAGGTTGAGAGAGGTTCGATTCCTCTGGCTCCGACCACTCAACAGGTCCGTCATGAAACTCGTTCGGGTCCATGTCAAATATGAGACAGGCGAATCCGAACTGAGTCGGCCAATGTCCGTGGACTACGCGGAGTATCTGGTCTGGTGCTTCGGACACGGGCTGATTCCAAATCACGGCCTACGGGTAGTGTGGGCGGAGATTTGGTATTCAGAGCCGATTGACACAAGTGCGCCGCTAGTTCAGCGGTCATGAACGCCTCGGTGACATCGAGGAGGTCCTTGGTTCGAATCCAAGGCGGCGCACCAACTTCATACATTCCCGCTAGGGCATAGGCCCCAGCCCGAAGAACTCGCGGAGCCTTAGGCAATGCTGGCAGGGCGGCGGGATCGCGGATGGTCGCATCGGCGTGCTTATCGCTCTCGAAAAGCGTGATGGCTGCAAGGCTGTGGGGGTTCGAGTCCCTCACCATCCGCCATATACTGGGGTTGAGGGCGGGAGCCTACACTCCCGTCCTCCCTCTTAGTCCTCGTGTAGGAGGGGACTGTGCCTTATGTGGATGCTGAACGGCAGCGCGAGTTCCAGCGGAACTGGAAGCGAGAGCGAGCCGAACGGGCGCGTAAGTTGAAGGAAGGTCGGCCATGTGCCGACTGCGGAGGAGTCTTCCCACCGGTCTGCATGCAGTGGGACCACCGGGACGGCACCACCAAGGTCAGGAACGCCACCAAGTTGCGAACGGGCGACTTCGAGAAGTTCTTGGCCGAGATTGAGAAGTGCGACCTAGTCTGCGCCAACTGTCATGCGATTCGAACGGAGTCGCGAGGGCAGTATGCGTCGCGAACCGGGTTTCGCAAGCACAGTGCTGGTCTACCCCAACTGGTAGAGGGACGTGTCTCAGACGCACGGTAGTCTCGGTTCGAATCCGAGGGTCAGCACCAACACATACGTGGAAGGTTGCCAGAGTGGTAATGGGTCCGGTTGCTAGCCGGTAGCCTACTGAAAGGTAGCCGGGGTTCGAATCCTCGCCCTTCCGCCATCGTGGGCCGGTAACTCAACGGTAGAGAACGGGATTCTTACCCCCGGTGTTGCAGGTTCGAGTCCTGCTCGGCTCACCAATCATGAGAGGACTGACACCCTTCCAGCGAGAGTGTCACCGGAGTTCGAGTAACCGGTCATTGAGAAGCCTGTACACGCGGGCTGGTCGGGCATGGCCCGGGTCCGTGTGATGGTGGAGGCGCGGTCCAGTTCGGCTGCCGTGGGGCGTGACCGAAAGGTCGGCGTCGGGTGAGTCCCTACACACCCACTACTCGCGTTCGGGGTTCGTCTAGCGGTAGGACGCATGGTTCTGGCCCATGTAACCGAGGTTCGAATCCTTGACCCCGAGCCAATCCGTGCAGACGTGGCAGAGCGGGCAAATGCATCAGGCTGTAACCCTGACGCCTTCGGGCTACGTAGGTTCGAATCCTACCGGCTGCACCAACCTCATGCGGATGTAGCGTAGTGGCTCATCGCACCTGCTTGCCATGCAGGGGATCGCAGGTTCGAATCCTGTCATCCGCACCAAATACCCCTCCTGTCGCTTCGTCGTCAGGACCAGTCCCCCCGTCATGCAACGAACTCGTCATGCCGGGGGGCTTTACTCGCGTTCGCCTGTAGTTCAGTGGAAGAACACTTCCCTGCGAAGGAAGAGGTCGAGGGTTCGAGTCCCTCTGGGCGGGCCAAACATACAGGTGCCGAGATGCCGACGTACGACTTCAAGTGCGACAACTGCAGCAACGTGGAAGAGGTTCGTCGCCGGTTCGAGGACCGTGCCACTCCAGCCAAGTGCTCGCAGTGCGGCAGCCCGATGAAGCGCCTGTTCGGTAAGGCCCCGGGCATCCAGTTCCGTGGCGAAGGATGGACTGGAGCGCAGAAGCGTGGCTGAGAAGAAGGCTCCTCGCAATGAGGTAGCGGTCCGCACCACCGAGGGACCGAAGCCGACCCAGAACCTCTCCCGCACCGAGAAGACTGCGGAGGTTCGCCGGGGTCGCGGTCGCCCAAAGGGATCGACCAACAAGCCGAAGTCGCTGGTGCCGAAGGAACTCGCCAACGAACTGCTCCTCATCATGAAGGACCAGATTCCGGCAGAGCACTTCGAGTACATGAAGTCCGTCATCAAGGATGGCGGCGCAATCAGCACCAAGCAGGAACTCGACACGATGCTCCTGCTGCTCGGGCGCAACCTGTACCCATTCCTCATCCGCGAAACGCAGCCCCAGCAGGTCATCGACTCCGATGGCAACCCCGTGCTCGGCCCTGACGGCCAGCCCCTGTTCCACGAGCCTGAGTTCCGCAAGGACGTGACCGAGCGGCTCAAGGTCTGGAAGTCGCTGCTCGACACCCGAGCGCAGATCGAGAAGGCCGAGAAGCCGAAGGACGAGGGCGACAGCCCTGTCCTCAAGTTGTGGGCCGACCGCTCCATGCAGGGTCGCGTCGCGATCCTCGTGAATGGAGTGAACACTGATGTTCCAGCCGACGCAGGAGCAAATCCTCGCCTCGCTCTCCCAGCCAGCGGTGCTGCTGGAGATGACGACGGAACTGGACGGAGCGCCGACGAGGCTTGAGCCGTACCAGATCAGGTTCCTGCACGACGAGTCGTACTTCCGCATCGTCAACAAGAGCCGCCAGATCGGGTTCTCCACCATCATCGGTGGCGAGGTCTTCGCCAAGGCCGTAACCCGGCAGCGGTACAAGGCGAACATCGTCTCGATCAACCAGAAGGAAGCCTCGGACAAGATCGAGATTGTCCGCAACTTCTACCACTCGATGCCGGACGAACTGGCCGAGGAACCGTTCGAAATCAAGCCAGTCATTTGGACCGACGCCTCGAACGAAATCTCGTTTCACCGTCCGCCTCGCACGTCCGCCATCATCTCGCAGCCTGCCTCGGCTGCTGTCCGTGGTGGCCGCAAGGACGTGTACTTCGATGAGTTCGCGCACATCCGCGACGCCGCCAAGTTGTGGCAGGCAGCCCTCCCGGCAATCACGCGCTCTGACTCGCGCATGACCATCATCTCGACGCCCCTCGGGCAGTCGGGACTCTTCTACGACATCTGCACGGATGTCGAGAACTTCCCCGAGTTCTCCCGGCACAGCGTGCCATGGTGGGAGAGCGCGGCGATGGTCGATCAGAAGTGGGTCGATCCGGTAACCGGCTGGGTCCGCGAGGACGTGCTGGCCATGGCCCCGGGCATGGGGACTGAGGAGCGGATCAGGCAGTTCGGCTCTCCGAAGTTGATGGTCATTTACCGGAACGTGGGCGACAAGCAGTCGTTCATGACCGAGTACGAGGCCGTCTTCGTGGACGAGACGACTGCGTACTTCCCGTACCAGTTGATCGCTGACAACGTGGACGCAGAACTGCCCATCTGGACCGCCATCCCCAGCGGCTGGACACCAGCGGGCAGCATCAGCATCGGCGTTGACCTCGCCAAGGAGCGTGACGAGACCGTCTTCACGGTGGTCGAGCACGAGTCCGACGAGGAGGGGCGAGTCTCGAAGCGCACCGTCCGCTACGTCTACGCGACGCAGGACAACTACGACAAGCAGTTGGAGACGCTGGTCGCGCTGGCCAAGAGGGTCAAGGCCTCTCGGGTCAGCATCGACCAGACGGGCGTCGGGCAGGTCTTCGTTGAAGAGGCGAAGCGCAAGGCTCACGTCGAGGTTCCCGGCTGCCGGTTCGAGGGGATCGTCTTCACCAACGACGTGAAGGAGAAGTGGGCCACCCGATTCAAGGGCGACCTGCAGTTGAACGCGGTTGCTCTGCTGAACCACCCGGCGCTCAAGCGCCAGATTCACGGCATCCAGCGCACCAAGACCGAGTCGAACTTCTACAAGTTCAAGGGGCCACGGGACGACTACTTCTGGTCGCTCATGTTGGGACTCTACGGAGAGGGTCGCATTCCGTCCCGCATCCGAGTGCTCGGCGCAGCGGCGTGACCGCAGAGAGAGACATTCATGTCCCAGCAGAAGGAAATCCGCTGTCCCGCCTGTGGGTGTCTCTTTGGCATCGAGCACGACGGGCGGCTCAACATCAAGCACCGTGAACTGTTCCGCACGATCACGGGCGAGGTCTTCGGACCCTGCCGTCGCTGCGGAGAGCAGGTGCGTTGGCCCGCCGACCTGACCATCGAGAAGGGCGGCTAGGCCATGGACACTCGCGATCTTGACCGTCTGGTCAACCGGACGGAACTGACCCCTGCCTCGAAGCGGGCGCTTCGCCATGTCCGCTCTCGTGCCATGTCCGGCGTCCTGCACGACCCGGTCGTTGGCAACGGCTACTGGGAAGTGGCATTGGACGGGGCGCGGCTGCGCTTCTCCCTCAGGAAGGAAAAGCATGGCGCGTCGAACGACTAGCGTAACCGAAGAGGACCAGACGCCGCCTATCGCTCCTGAGATGGAGAAGGCCGTCGTCGGTGTCCCCGCACCCGGTGTTCGGTTCCACGTCCTCAAGAAGGACGGCAACGAGGACGACCCGGCCAACGCTCGCAACAAGATCACCCGGGAGCACAAGGCGTCCATCCACTACGAGATGTACCGCCAGCACCCGACGATCCGGGCAGCCATCGAGAAGATCGCGAAGGTAGCCGTCTCGACCGGCTACGGCTTCAACTCCGACCCGGCAGGCGAGAAGGTGGACGAGGACAAGCGCAAGGCGCTTCGTCTCTTCTTCCGCAAGAGCAACGGCAACCAGTTGCTGCGCCTGACTTACAAGGACCTGCTCATCTTCGGTGACGCCTACTGGTGGATCGAGCGTGCCCGCAACGGCAAGCCGATCCGAGCCATGCGGCTGCACCCCGCCTTCGTGGAAGTCAAGACCCGTGGCGGCAAGGTGAGCGAGTACCACTACGCGGTCGGCATGGAGACTCGGGATGTCAAGAAGTACAAGCCCGAGCGAGTCATTCATTTCAAGTTGGACGACCCGGCGAGCGACCTGTACGGCCTGAGCCTGCTGGAATCGCTCGAAGGCATCGTCGCCGTTGACCTGAACGCCATCAAGTACAACGGCAAGTTCTTCGAGAACTCGGCCCAGACTGGCGTCGTCTTCTCGCTCAAGGCCACCGACGCAGGTGAGATTGAGCGCAACCGCGAGTACCTCGAACAGAACTACGTCGGCACGGACAACGCTCACAAGCCGCTGCTCCTCGAAGGAGATGTGTCGGTCAGCAAGAGCGTCGCGACCGCGCAGGAGATGCAGTTCATCGAGGGCCGCAAGATGCTCCGCGAGGAGATGCTTGAGGTTCTCGACGTTCCCAAGGACAAGTTGGGAATCACTGAGGACTCGAACCGCTCGACCGGCAAGGAAGCGGACAACACGTTCCGACAGGAAGCCGTTGCCCCACTGCAGGGCGTGGTCGAAGAGGAGGTCAACAACGGCCTCGTCCTCGGCATGTTCGGCTGGGACGACATCGTCTTCACGCACAACGAGGTCTCGACTCGGGACTCGCTGGAGATGATGAAGTTGCTGGCTGAGTCGGAGCGCATGGGCGTCCTGTCCATCAACGAGATTCGCGACCGCCAGTTCGGTCTCCCGGGTGTCGAGGGCGGGGAGAGCCACTTCGTTCAGACCGCCGCTGGTCTGATCCCGCTCAAGTTCCTCGATGACATCGCGGCGCGGATGATGGCACCGGGCGGCGACGCGTTTGGGAACAACCCACCGGGCTGGGTACCACCGGCACAGGGCGCTGGCACTGACGGCCAGCGTGAGACGTTCGACCCCTCGGCCCCGGCCATCGGAGACCTCCGAGGCGGCGAGGGAGAGGGAGCCTAAGTGCGAGAAGTCGCATTCAAGTACACGCTCCCCATTGAGAAGGCGCTGACGCGAGACGGCAAGAAGTACCTTGTCGGACTCGCGTCCGGCCCTGAGGTTGATGGGGACGGTGAACGGGTCACCGAGGAAGCGATCTGGTCGTTCGCGAAGCAGATCAACGAGAACCCGGGAAGCGTTCCGTTCCGTGACGCACACGCAAAGGACGGCGTCTTCCGAGACCTCGGATTCGTCACGAAGGCTTGGGTTACCGACTCGGGCCATCTGGGCGTCGAAGTCGAACTCGAAGAGGAGAACCCTGCCGCTGAGTGGCTGCACAAGCAGATCACGAAGGGCAAGCAGTTCGGATTCTCGGTCGCGGGCAAGGTCCTCGACTGGGCATTCGAGTTCGCACCGGAGATTGGCAAGAGCGTTCGCACGTTCAAGAACGTCGTCATCTCCGAAGTTTCGAGCACCACCCGGCCAGCGTGGACGCACTCCCTCGGGACTGTGATCGCGAAGGCCATTCAGGACGCGGAGAACTCCGAGTCCGATGCAGCCGTAGGAGAGAACGTGGAAGACGAACTCCAGACGGAGCAGGAGACGACTGAGGCTCCCGCCGTCGATGAGAACACCGAGGCCGCAGCCGACGAGGCTGTGACCGAGGAGACCGCCGAAGAGGCGACCGAGGAGACCCCGGCTGAGGAAGCCGAGGCAACCGAGGAGACTGCAGAGGAAGAGACTGTCGAAGAGGCCGCTGAGGAAGCCGCCGACGACACGACGGATGAGGCCGCTGCAGAGGAGACCGAAGAGGCTTCGGAGCCGGACGACCTGTCCGTTGAGTTCCGTGAGGCCCTCGTCGGACTCAACGCATTCATGAGCCAGATGCTGACCAAGATGGGCGTGCAGCCGCAGCCCGTTGTGGTCACCAAGTCGGTCTCGCAGGACGAGAACGAGCCAACCTTCGAGAAGGCCCTTGCAGAGCGCGACAGCGCAATCGCTGCTCTCACGGACCGGGTCGAGGAACTCAGCAAGTCCCTGACGCAGGCAACCGCTCGCATCGAGGAACTGGAGAACTCGCCAGCGGGGGATGAGTCCCCGACGCTGGTAGAGAAGCACAACCTGACCGTGGACGAAATCGCGAAGGCCATGGGAGACATGGACCCGAGCGAGCGACTTCGCCTCGGTCTCCGGTTCGGACTCCGTCCGAGCCGCTAGTTCACGAAGGGACCCCCTAAGCAATGGATATTGCTAAGGCGCTGAGTACCCTGAACACTGGTGCGTACCTCATCCCTGAGGTTGTCGAGCCAGCGATTCGGGACTACATCGGCAAGGAGCCTCGGCTCCTGAACCTCGTCAACCACGTTCCGTGGGCGACGAACACGTACTTCATCCGCAAGCGCCAGTCGCAGCCTACTGTGACGTGGAGCACGGATGGTGCGGCGCTGCCTGCTGCGCAGAACAGCACGTACACCAAGGTTTCGAAGAGCGTCAAGTATGTCTACGCACGTGGCGAGGTAACTGGCCCGGAGCAGAAGGCTGCTGGCTCGCTCTACGACGCCATGGCTCTCGAAATCGAGGCCCAGAGCCGCGCTCTGGCCATGGACCTCAGCAACAAGATTGCTGCTGGTACCGGTGCCTCGAACGAGATTGAGGGTGTCATCCACCAGATCAGCACCGAGAACAGCATGAACGCGCTGGACGCGAACGCCACGGGTAACCATGGTGGTGCGAACACCAACGCGGCTGCTGCGACCCTCACGCTGGCCATGCTGGATGAGGCAATCGACGCCGCTGAGGGCGAGGCTGACCTGATCGTGACGAGCCGTCGTGTTCGCCGCAAGATCAACTCGCTCCTGCAGGCACAGCAGCAGTTCACCGACCGCGTTGAGGTCGCTGCTGGCTTCCGAGTTCTGACGTATGACGGTCTCCCAATCGTCACCGACATGAACTGGGAGGTTGACACGGAAATCGCCATCGTGCGCCGTGCTGACTGCAAGTTGCTGGTCCATCAGGACTGGACGTTCGAGCCTCTGGCAAAGACCAAGGACTCGGACGACTTCTTCATCAAGGGCTACTTCGGTTTCGCCCTTGAGGGACGCCCAGTCCGCCTGTTCAACTTCGGTCTGTAACAGGCTGGGAGGGGTGACCTGCGGGTCCCCCTCCCTTCTGACTCCTTGAAAGGAGCGAGATGAGCGTTGTCCGCCTTCGCCATGTCACTCGAACCGGTGACTGGATGATGTACTTCTACGACGGGGAACTCCCTGTCGAAGGTTCAGTCCTGACCATCCCCGCTGACAAGCCAGAGTGGATTCAGCGTGCGTGGATTCAGGGATTCCGCATGACGGCTGATGGTCGCGTCATCGCTGACCTCGCCAAGCACATTCGAGCAGAGACGGCAGGCTCACCTGCCGAGACTCCGGTCGAGCCTGAGACGCCGACCGAGACCGCCGAGAGCGGAGAGGAGAACACCGATGAAGGTGCTGCTGGTGGGCGACAGCCCGTTGAAGACGACGGGGTTCGGTCGAGTGAACCGGATCGCGACGGAAGCCTTCCTGAGGGAGGGGATGACGGTCGCGGCGGTGACGAACCTGCAGACGGAGGAGATGGAGACGAGTCTGCCGATTAGGCAGTACGTCCCCGAGCAGACCGATGGGATGGGACTCCGCAAGGCGCTGGAAGCGATTGACGACTTCGCGCCGGATGTCATCTATGCCACGGGTGATCCCGGTTCGGTCGCGGCCTTCTCGCTGGTCATCCCGGCACGCATCCCGGTCTTCTTCTACGTGCCCATCGAGGGAGAGCCAATCATCCTCCCCGAGTGGCAGCAGTTGCTCCGTACTGTGCCGTTCATGACGTGCTCGAACTACGGCGTTGAGGTCGCACGGCGCGACCTGCAGCGCGAGGTCGAGATGGTCTGGCACGGCGTGGACCGCGACGTGTTCAAGCCCCTGACGCCAGAGCGTCGAGCCGAGGTCCGTGAGGCTGTCGGCTGGGGTGACAAGTTCGTAGTCATGACGGTCGCAGCGAACGTCGAGCGCAAGCAGCACCCACGCCTCTTCGAGGCAATAGCCCTGCTCAAGGGCAAGTACAAGCAGCGGGACATCATCCTGTACGACCACACGGTCCCGTTCCAGAACTTCTTCCTGAACGGCTGGAACCTGCCATTCATCGCGGATGCCTACGGCGTCCATGACGAGGTCGTGTTCCCGCCCTTTGGCGGCTTCGGTGCTTCGATGCCGGAGTCCGGCGTGGACGGAAAGATTGGTCTGGCGGACCTGTACGGGGCTGCCGATCTGTTCGTTCTGCCGTCACAGGTGGAGGGCTTCGGCCTGCCAATCGTTGAGGCGATGGCTTCCGGTCTTCCCGTTGCCGTGACCAAGTACGCAGCAGGATGGGAGATGGCCCAGACCGGTCAGGGTGCGGGGATTCCCGTCCATGACTGGACCATCCACAAGTCCGGCACTAAGTACGCGAACGTCTCCCCCGAGGCCATCGCCAAGGTCATCCTCGACCTCAAGCGTGACCCGAAGCGGCGTGCTCGCATGAGCGCAGCCGGTCTCGCCGCCGCAGAGCGGTTCGACTGGGCTGACTTCGAAAGGGCGGTTGTCCGTGGCGTCAAGGAGTCTGCGGCAGAAGGTCCTCAAGCCCAAGAAGCAGGAACGGACGAGCCAGCAGGTCAGGGACAAGAAGAAGAAGGGTCCCGCCTCAGCGTTCCAGAAACTGCGTAACAAGATCGCACGGCGCAGGGAGCGGCTTTCGCTCCTTGGCCGTGCGCGTCGAATCATCGGCCAGCGCAAGTTCGAGGCTGGTACCGCGAAGGGCCGTGAAATCGCCCGAAGGAAGCGCAAGACGTGAGCCTGATCGACAACGACTACTTCAACTCCCAGACCACCACTCTGGGACTCAAGACTTCCTTCACGCCACCGGCAGACGTTCTCTCCGTCCTGATCGAAGAGGCATCGGACTGGGTCCAGATGTACTGCCGCCGTAAGTTCGGTGCGCAGACCCTCGTGGAGCAGCACTGGGGCAACGGGCGGCGACGGCTGATCCTCAACGAGTTCCCGGTTGCGTCGGTCACCAGCATCACCGCTGTCAACGACCGTGGCGTGGCTGCCGACGACGCGCCAGATGTCGCGGGCGTGCGCATCACCCCCGGTGGCCTGCTCGAACTGATCGACGGCACGCTGGTGTGGCGGGAGGATCGGCTCTACACGATCACCTACACGCTCCCTGATCCGGTGCCGCCGATTGTGAAGCGAGCCACGGCGCTCAAGGTCGTGGACCTGCTCGACCCGATGTACTTCCCGGGCAAGCAGAAGAGCACCGAACTGGTGACCAGCGTTCAGGAACAGATGGTCACGCTCCTTGAGGACTACAGGCGCGAGAGGATCGGGTAATGCCGATTCGCGTCACGATCAAGGGCGGTGACGCACGGCTGCAGCAGCAGTACCTACAGCGGATCGAGAAGCGCCTGCGAGACCCACGCGAGGGACTTATCAGGGCTGCCAACGCCACTGCGGGCGTCTGGGAAGAGAACTTCCGCAGGCGAGGCTCGCATGTAGGTGGCTGGGCGCAACTGGCCGAGGCCACGATCCGCAACCGTGAGCGACAGGGCATGCCACGCGGCCCGGTCCTCATCAAGTACGGCGCTCTCAAGGCCGTGGTCACCGAGGGCTTCATGGAAGCCAAGGGACCGAAGTCTTGGTCCAAGACTGATCCGTACTCGCCGCATACCACTCGCGCTCGGCTGGCTGTCAGCAAGGGCGTCGCGACCCTGTCCGCACAGGGCTGGAAGATCGCGAACCAGTACGGCCATCCGAACCGCAGCGGCAAGGCGATTCCGCCTCGTCCGTTCTGGTTCGTGAACCGCAAGGTCATGGCCATGTCCAAGAGGGCGGTCGAACAGTGGATCGCTGACGAGGTCATCAAGTAGTGGAAGAAGTCACTGACAAGTTGGTGGCCGAACTGACTGCCTTCAAGGACACGGAGTCTGTTGATGGCGGCTGCTCGGACATCATGACCATTGAAGCCGTCTACTTCGGTGACCCCGGAGTCATCCCAGTCAACTCGTATCCATGCTTCACCGTGCAGCCCGAACAGGACGTGCCGGTGACTGAGACCACCGGTTACGAGGTACGGGACCTGAGGCTACTCATTACCTGCCTCATCGACGCACGCCAGTTCTTCAACGCGGACGTGCTCGAAGCGACTGGCGACCGCCAGTTGGTCCAGACCATGGGCAACCTCCGCAAGTGGCTGAGGCGGACGGCGAACCGTCGCCTTGACGGTTTGGAAGGCGTACGAGAAGTCAGCATCGCAAGTACTGACTACCTCGTACAGGTGCGAGACGACGTGGTAGCGAAGTCCGCCCAGATCAACGTGACGGTCAACAGGCAGTATGCCCGTCAGTCTTGACAAGTACGCAAGACAGAACGCTTGGAAGGCTAGGAATCGCGAGAGGTACCTAGCCCAACAGCGCGAGGCAGCGCGGGCGCGACGGCTCCGCGATCCCGACAAGACCCGAGAACAAGAGCGGGAGAAGCACCGTCTTGCTCGGGAGCGACACCCGGACAAGCACCGGAGCAAGAGTCTGGCCTATTGGGCCAGCAAGTTTACGGCCACAGTGGAGCCAGTGGATCGCATAGAGGTCCTCAGGCGTGGAGAGGGTGTCTGCGGCATCTGCCGAACACCCGTTGACCCTGACAACTTCCACGTGGACCACATCGTTCCGCTGGCGCGGGGCGGGGAGCATTCCTACGCCAACACTCAGCCAGCGCACCCTCGCTGCAACACTAGCAAGGGCGCAAGTCTCATAAAGGAGATTGCTTAGACATGAGTCTTGGCGCATTGGGCTACGTCGGGTACGGTCGTGAATCCACGGCTGGCACTGCGGTCGCGCCAACCCGATTCCTCCCGGCCAGCGCGTTCTCGTTCGAGGATTCGGACGACTACATGCTCCCTGAGCAGATTCGCGGCAGCCGTGACTTCTCGGTTGCAATGGCCGCTCCCTACAACGTGTCGGGTTCGCTCGACATGGAACTCATCCCGCACGACATCGGCGCTCTGCTGGAGTCGGCCTTCGCAGCGACGGTCACGTCCGGCGCGTACGCGGGCGGCGGCTACGAGCATGACTTCGTGCCGGGTAGCGAGGATGTTTCCCTGACCTTCGAGTCCAGCGCGAACGGCATCCTTGTGATGCGGTACGCCGGATGCCGGGTCAACACGCTGGAAATCGCTGGCGCGTTCGGTGAGATTGTCACCGCATCGTTCGGCCTTGAGGGTACCGGTCGCGAGCGACAGGGCAGCGAAAGCAGCCCGACCTACGCTGCGGTCGATCCGTTCCACTTCTCCGGTGCATCGGTCCTGACTGGTGGCACTGAGAACGGCACCGTCAAGGAGTTCACGTTCGGCGTGAACAACAACATCGAGCGCATCGGTACGCTGCGAAAGACCCGTTCGTGGAAGCGAATGGCGTTCGGCATGCGAGAGGTTACTCTCAGCCTGACGCTCGACTTCACTGACAACGCCGAGTATCTGCGGTTCGAAGCCGGTCAGACGTTCGAGGTCCAGTTGCACCTTGAGGGTGGCTTCATCAGCGGCTCCTCGGGTCCAAAGCACACGCTGCACATCACCCTGCCGAACGTCCGCTGGACCAAGGTGGGCGTGCCGCTGTCGGCTGGTGACTACCTTGAGCAGTCGGTCGAGGCAACCATCACCAAGCCTGCAGGTGCGGACATCTTCACCGCCAAGTTGGTGAACAACGAGTCCTCGCTGGCCTAACGAGCCAAGCCATTCATGGCCAACAGGGGCCGGGTCCTGAGTGATCCGGTCCCTGCACTTCCTTGAGGAGACAAGATTCAACATGGGCAACCTTCTTCGAAAGGCATCCGCCGAGACCAAGCGAATCGCTCTGCCGGTCGAGTATGAGACCAAGGGCAAGGAGCGCATCGCGATCATGCGGGAGCCGAAGGAAGGTGAGGACTTCATCGAGGTCCGCACCGACATCGCCAAGCGCGACTTCAACCGATTCATCTCGTACCTCCCGGGCCGCACGGTCAACGAGGATGAGGGCATGACGCCGTCCGAGGCCACCGAACTCCAGAAGGGTCTCTTTGAGACGCTGGTGACCGGTTGGAGCCTCGACGTGGAGCCGACCGTGGCCGAGTACGAGAGCCTCTCGAACGAGGGTGCCACCGCAATCGACACTGCTTTGGCCGAGCACTTCCGGGCGCTCCAGCCGTCGAAGCAGGAAGAGAAGGTCGCCTTTCGACCTAAGTAAGTTGCATGCGAAGGGCAAGCGCACGGACACCATGCGCAAGAACAACCCTCGCATTGCTCGCTGCCTCGCTCTCTACCTCGAATGCCGTCAGATCAACCACGTTCACGTGGAGTTGAAGAAGAATCGCGGCAAGAGCGTAGAGCACAAGATCATGCCTTTCGTCACTGGGTGGTCGGCCCTTCCCGAGCCGGGAGGGGTCCTCGATCAGGGCGTCTGGACCATGGCCATGTTCGAAATCTTCCGACGCGCTGAGAACGAAGGCGTGAAGGAGAACCACCTGTAGCACCACCCGCCGCCCGTAGCGATGACAGAACTCCGGTTCCCGATTCGTTACGGGCGGCTTTTCTCGTGTAAAGGCCTCAGCCCGTGGCACTCGACAACATTCAGTTGGACATCGTTGTGACCCTGCAGGGGTCGCAGAACATTCGAAACGTCACTCAGGCCTTGCAGGGGATGGCGCGTGGGCAGAACGCGGTGCGCCAGAACGCGCAGGCCATGGTGCCCATCAACCTGAGCCAGATCAGGACGTGGGACAAGATGACCCTTGCGCTCGGTGAAGTGGAGCGCAAGTACGACGCTGTCTTCCGTGCCGGTGCCCACATGTCCATGATGGGGCAGGGCCTCATCTCGTCGGCAGAGCGAATCGCTCAGACGACCATGGGCATCGTCAACGCCTACGAAGGCTACGACACGATGCTGCGCCGTGGCGCGGTCGCCTTGAACACGAACGAAGAGTGGCAGGGCAAGTTGGATGAAGCCATCCAGCGCACGGCCCAGACTGTCGGACTCCTCAAGCCTGAGGAAGTCGCTGAGGGGTACTACATCTGGGGTGCTGCTGCCGGTATGGTGGTGGACACTCAGGAAGAACTGAACACCATCTCGCAGATTGTCGAAGAGACGATGATCGCCACCGCCATGGCTGGCGGCACCCTCGAAGGCAACCTGAACGGCGTGTTCGGCGTCATCTCGCAGTTCAACCTGCCGATGGAGAAGGCGTCGGACGTAGTCCAGACCCTCGGTCTCATGACCGAGCGTACGGCTGCCCAGTTCCCTGACCTCATCAACTCGCTGTCCTACATCGGACCTCTTGCCGAGTCTCTCGGCATCACGTTTGAGGACGTGACTTCGATCCTCGGTCTGCTCGCAGACGCTGGCCAGAAGGGTTCTCGCGCAGGTCGTGGTCTGGCCATGGTCATCGAGGGCATGTCCGCTCCATCCGGCCCTGCCGGTAAGGCGCTGGACGGACTGATTCAGAGGACTCACGGACTGTCGGCTGCGTGGACCGATGTCATCTTCCCTGAGGGCGAGTTCGTCGGCATGCGCGACATGCTGATCGAGATGGCCCGTGCGGCTGAGGACATGACCGACGCAGAGCGTGGTCGGTTCTACGCAACTGCGTTCACCAACAACGCAACCCGTGCCCTCATTCCTCTCATCGAGGACCAGATCGACCTGAACCGCGAGGCTGCTGCGTCCGGCAAGGAACTGACCAGCGTCCTCGACCAGCAGAAGTACGCGACGGACGGCGCTGGCGAGTTCTTCGAGACCATGCGTGAGAAGGCGCTCGGCTCGATCACCGCCATCAAGGGTCGCCTCGAAGCGTCCTTCTTCCCCGTCCTGCAGCAGATCGCGACCCAGATCATGGTCATGGCAGTCCCAGTCATGGAGTGGCTGGGCGAAATCGCCATCCGGTTCGGGGAGTGGCTCAAGGCTAACCCTGAACTGGTGGAGATGGCCATTCGCATCGCGGGCATCACCGCTGCAGCCATGGCTGCAGCAGGAATCCTGTTCTCGCTCGGCGGCGCGATCATGTACCTGATCGGCAACCTCGGTGTGTTCTTTCAGGGTATCGGTCGCATCCTCGGCCCGTTCGGCATCCTGATCGGACTGTTCGTCGCGCTCGGCGTAGCAGTCTGGAACAATGTCGGCGGCATCCGTGATGCGATTGACAACTTCCTTGACGCTGTCGGTGACCTCGTGTCCGCCGTCGTTGGCGACGGCACGGCCTTCCGGCAGATGTGGGAAGACATCTGGGGTGTGGCTCGGGAAATCGCGGAGAACGTGGTCACGGCCATCGCTGACTTCCTGAACGACTTGGCTGGTGGGTTGCGCGAACTCGCCAAGAACGAAGCGGCTGTCGGCATCATCCGGCAGGTCGTCCAGTGGTTCATGCAGTTCCGTGGAGTGCTCTCGGCCCTGCTGGCCAGCGCCGCAGCGATGTGGGCGTTTGGCAGGGCGATGGCGTTCTTCGTCAGCATCGTCAAGGTGCTGTCGGGGTACACCGCCGTCAAGGGCATCATCCTCGGGGTGATCGGGGCGATCAAGAGCGCACAGACCGCAATCGCCACGATCCGTGGCCTCTCGCTCGCCTTCACGGCGTTCGGACTCGCGGTGAATGTAGCCTTCGGTCCGGTGTTGCTCGTCATCGGGGCGATCATTGCCATCGCGGCACTCCTGTTCCTTGCATGGCAGACGAACTTCCTCGGCATCCGAGACATCGTGCTCGGGGTGGTCGAGTGGTTCACTGGGACCGCGCTCCCGGCGATCACTGGGTTCTTCACCAGCCTGATCGACAACGTGGTCACCACGGTGGAGAACATCATCGAGTGGTTCGGCCTGCTGCCGGGTCGCATCGGTGAGTTCTTCGGGATGGTCTGGGAAGCCATCACCACGTGGATCGGTGAGATTGTGGCTGCCATCGGCGGCTTCATCGAAACCGTCACCACGGCCATCGGTGACTTCCTCGAACACCTGTCGGAGAACTGGTCGTACTACCTCGGCTATATCATCGGATTCATCATCGGATGGATCGCGAATATCATCGCTGCGGTCATCCAGTTCGGCATCGACTTCATCTCGAATGTCGTGGACTTCCTCGTGAAGTTCCCCGAGAGGTTCGCCCGATTTTTGGGCGAGGCGTGGACCAACATCACGACGTGGTTCTCCAACCTCATCACCAACGTGGGGACGTGGATGGGGAACATGATCGCCTCGATCACTGACTGGATCAGCAAGGCACCGGGCCGCTTCATGGAGTGGCTCGGTCAGGTCTGGACTGACGTTTCCAACTGGTTCTCCGGGTTCGTGACGGACGCGGGCGACTGGACCGGAGACGTGGTCGAGAACATCGTGAACTTCTTCAAGGAACTCCCCGGAAAGGCCGTTGACGCGATTGGCGGCATTGTCGATGAGATGCGTGAATGGTTCGGTCGGCTGCCGACCCGGCTCATGTCGATTCTCAAGAGCGTCGGTGGGGCCATCGTGGACGGCATCTGGAAGGGCATTCAGGCCGCGTGGGATTCCTTCTGGCAGTCGGTCCACGGCTTCTTCTCGGGCATCGTGGACGGCGTCAAGAACGCCCTCGGCATCCAGTCTCCCTCGAAGGTATTCGCTGAGATTGGCGAGTACATGATTCAGGGACTCTCGGTCGGCATCGACAACGATGACTCGGCCCGGAAGTCACTGGAAGCGTACACCCGATCCTTGATGGGAGTGGCGGATGGCACCAACCTCGGATTCACGTCCAGCCTCGACGGGCTGGCGGCTGAGGCTGCGGGGCTGTCCGTAACGGCTGATGGCCAGCGAACCATCCGCATCGAGATGGACCTGACCAGCAGTGATGGCTCGTACGACGACGCCACCCTTGAGCAGTTGAAGGCTGCTCTGACGGGTTCGGACCTTGTCCGCGCCCTCGAACGCATGGCAGAGGTCGGGTAAACCCCGGCCTCTGGCCGCGCTCAGCACCTAAGGACACCAATGGCTACCAAGACCTTCACCGTCTCCAAGCAGTACATGGCGGACATTTACGGTGGCTCGGCCAACCCGGGCGACCTCCATATTCCCATTGGCCGCTGGGACCCGGGAACCGGACTGTCTTGGACCACGCGTGCCTTGCTGTATGCCCCTGTGTCCTTCTCTGGCATGACTGCCATCACTGAGGCTCGTCTGTATCTGCGTGCGCACGTGCCTTCTTCGGGGTGGCACGCGAAGGGCACCCTGACCTCGAACCTACAGGCTCGGCAGAAGACTGCGGACTGGTCCGAGACGAGCGGTGGAACTTCGTCCGCTGTGGACGAAATCTGGGGCGGCGACGGAGATGCCTATGTCGAATCGGGCTACGCTGGCTCCGGCCCCTCGACTGCCATTCCGAGCATGGCACACGACGGGTGGTACTACCTCGACATCACGTCCATCGTTACCAACTGGTTCAACGGTAACGCCAACTATGGCGTGATGGTCTACAACGCCAGCAGCGAGACCGACAACGACTACGCAAAGGAGTTCTGGTCGCGGCACAAGTCTGGCTCGCAGCCGTACATCTGGATTGAGTACACGACCAATACTCCACCAGACGCTCCGACCAACCTGTCACCCACTGGCGGCACCATTCGTCACACCGGCTCTTCGGTTACCCTGAGCGGAACCCGGTCGGACCCAGACTCGGGCGACTACATCTCGCAGTACCAGACGCGAATCCGACGAGAGTCGGATGAGTCGATCCTCCACGATGCGGTCACCAACCCGTCCGGCACGCCTACGACCTTCTCGAAGACGGTCAGCGGACTGCCGACGAACGAAATGCTCAAGTGGTATGCCCGCACTGCGGACAAGGACGGAGCGTGGGGTCCATGGTCGGCGTCTCAGCAGTTCAAGTTGAACACGGTGCCAAATGCACCTACGCTGGCTCTGAACGAGTCGCCAACCACGGATGTCAAGACGCTGACGCCTACCTTCAAGGTGACCCACAGCGACGTTGATCCGGGTGATGCCAAGGCGTACAAGTACGAGATTGAACTCCAGACTGCGGCGGGTGCCGCTGTTTGGGACACGGGCGAGGTCACTCTTGGCACGCCCGTCACCACGGTCTCCAAGTTGTACAACGGCCCTGCTCTGACGTGGGGCGAGTCGTATCGCTGGCGTGCTCGCACGCAGGACATGAACGGTCAGTGGTCGGCCTTCTCAGGCTGGGCCACGTTCACCCTGCACGAGGCGGGTGTTCCAATCGACCTCTCGCCAACGGGCGGCGAGAAGGTCGGTGGTGTCACCCCGACCTTCTCGGGTTCACGTGCCTCGTCGGCGGACAGCCTGACTTCGGCTCAGGTGCAGGTGTATTCCAATGATGGGGTAACCCTCATCTGGGACTCGGGCACGTTCACGAGCGGCGTGACCAGCACCGGCTTCTCCAAGCAGTACGCAGGTACCGCACTGGCCTACGCCACCGGCTACAAGTGGCGTGCCCGTGTGACCTCGTCAGTTGGAGGTACCTCGGACTGGAGCGGACTGCAATCGTTCTCGACCCCGACCGCTGACGCCCTGCAGATCGCAGGCCCAGTTGGTTCAGGAATCTCGGACCTGACGCCGGACTTCGAGTTCAGCCGAACGGACTCGTTCAACGCGCACCAGATTGTTCTGTACGCTGCGGACGGAACTACGGTCCTGTGGGATTCGGGAACGGTTGGTCATACGTCGGCAACGAGCAAGGTTGTCACCTACCCCGGCACGCCTGCGCTCGAATGGGCAACGGCATACCAGTGGAAGGTGCGTGTTTCGTCCGACTCGGGCAGCACGTGGGGCAACGGCTACACCGACCTCATCTCGTTTGAGACGGAAGAGGCCGGGGTTCCCGTGCTTTCGTCACCTGCCGCAAACGCGTGGCTCGGCGCTCCGATCCATGTCGTCACGGGCGAGAGCCTCACCGGGGTAACCGGTTCGGCCAACTCCACCGTCACGCTGGACACCACCATCTTCGATGAGGGCAAGGCTTCGCTCAAGGCTGCCATCGCAGCCCTGAACGGAACCCAGACCGTCCTCACCGTGGCCGGTGCGTGGGACCTGTCGGACTACGGCAAGTCAACGCCAATCACCGCTGCGGTGCGTGCGTCCTCGCTGACGAATGTGACCACCATCCGTCTCCGGTTCACGGACGGGCTGGGCAGCACCGCCGACTTCGACGTGAAGCCGGTCGGTACCGGCGCGTTCGAGGACTTGGTGGAAACCAAGGGCAGCCCTGTGGCCTCCTCGGGGACCATTGACTGGTCGGACATCGTGTCCATCGCCTTGGTCGTCGTGACCTCGGCCTCGGCCACGTTCGATCTGTACCTTGATGACGTTCGGTTCGACGCCACGAACCCGTCCTTTGACGGCAGTTCGGAGGCGGCAGAGACCATTTCGACGGTCCACATCATCGTCTACGCGAGCGACCAGACCACCGTGGTCTGGGACTCGGGCAACGTAGCCGTTAGCGCAACCACCTTCTCGGTCCTGTATGCGGGTCCGGCGCTCGTGCCGGGGAACACGTACTACTGGACCGCGCAGTACACCGAGAACACCGGTCCTACCGGTGGATTCTCGGCCTTGCGAGCGTTCACGCTCAACTCGGCACCACATGCTCCGACCAGCCTGACTCCGAACGCGGGAGCAGTTGAAGCGGACAGCCTGACGCCCGTCTTCGAGGCGACGTTCTCGGACACCGACCTCTCGGCGCGAGGAGACACTCCAAGCGTCTTCGAGGTCGAGGTCTATCGCAACAGCGACAACGTCCTGATGCACACGCTGCGGTCCATGACCGACCTCGTGGCGGGGGCGAACGCACTGCAGCGGACGAGCGAGGGAACCGCGCTCTCGTACGAGGTCGAGTACAAGTGGCGGGCACGCTACGCGGACTCGATGGGTGCCTATGGCGCGTGGTCGTCGTACAACGTGTTCAAGCCGTCTCAGTCGCCAACCGCGACGATCACGGCTCCGGTCAGCACGATCATTTCCCCCTCGTTCGACGTGGTGTGGACGTTCGGTTCACCGGCTGGCAAGAGCCAGAACCGGTTCCGAGTGACTATCACCCGCGACTCGGATGAGTCCCTTGTCTACGACTCGGGAATCATCTTCTCCTCGGTGGCGAGCCACACGGTGCCCGGTGGGTTCCTTGTGAACTCGACGGCCTACACCATCACGGTCGTGGCGTACGACTCGGATGCGCTGCCGTCCGCCGAGGCGACGACGGGGATCACTTCCAGTTGGGCTGCGCCTGACTCCGTCAGCGGCTTCTCGGTCTCGGCTCTCACCGAGACGAGCGAGATGCTGCTGGTGTGGGATCAGTCGAACCTTGATTCGGCAGACTTCTCGTACTACCAGATTTACCGACGCGAGTTGGGCGATTCGGAGTGGGAGAAGTACGCTCGGGTCACGAACCAGTCCACGACCGAGTACTCGGACTACTTCGCTGGCCACAGCGTGGCGTACGAGTACAAGATCACGGTCTGGAAGAAGGTCGCGGGCGATGTGGACATTGAGTCGTCCGACTCGGAGATTCCGTACGCCATTCTCGACCCTGACTCGTGGTTCTTCATCGGTGCCGACCGTGACCCGTCGCACATCTTTGAACTGCCGGTGTACGACGAGAGCCACACCGAGCCAATCCAGCAGGAAGTCTTCGAGCCCCTCGGGTCTCGCAGGAAGTCCATCGTCCGGGGCAAGGTCCTTGGATCGGAGGGCACTCTGCAGGTTCAGTGGCTTGACGCAGAGCGCCGGACTGCTCAGGAGCAACTCCGGTACCTTGCGGACACCGCAGGACCTCACATCCTCAAGTCACCTTTCGGGGACGTGTGGCTTGTGGAGTTCTCGGGTCCGGCCAAGAAGTACACGGGTGGCGGTCACCTTGGGGTGACGCTCTCGTGGATTGAGGTCCAGTAGTGTGGAACATCTCGCCCGCATTCAGGGCTGCAATCCAGTCTTCGGTCCATACCATTGCGGTGAAGGCTCAGGTGCTCGACACCAACTTCAACGTCGTGGAGGGCGGGGAGTTCTACGACACCGGGAACGAGAGGCACATTCAGGCGTACATCGTTGACGGGTCAATCGACGCGGACCTCTCGCGCGGGACCCGTCGAACGATGACCCTGTCGCTCACCAATCCAGACGCCGAGTTCACGCCTGATAGCGAGTGGGGCGGTCTGTTCTACGTAGACCGCCTCATTCGCGTCTGGCGTGGCGTCGTTCTGGATGATGGCACCGAAGAGTACGTCCCTGTCGGAACGTTCATGATCGACACGGCAGACGTGGTCGCCGAGCGCAACATGTCTATCGTGGCGGTGTCCGCCTCCGACCTGTGGAAGAAGGTGAACAAGGCCAAGTTCGGCAGTCCCAAGAAGTGGGTTGCCGGTACTCCTGTTCAGACTGTCATCAAGGACATGGCAGTCCTCGGAGGGGTAACTAAGTTCGTCATTGACGACCTGTCACACCGAACAACCCAGACTCGCCAGATTCAGGCCGATCTGCACTTCGAGCGCGGAGATGTCATCGGAGACGAACTGCTCAAGTTGGGTACGGCTTGGGGTCTCGATATCTACTTTGACCAGTTGGGTCGCTTGGTCTCGGAGGAGATGCGTCTCAACCGAGCAAGCGTGTGGACGTATAGCCCCGGGCAAGACTCATCGCTCCTAACGGTCAAGGCGTCGTACAAGGACGAACTCCTGTACAACCACATCATTGTCACGGGGACGGCTGACTCTAACAACCCGGTCTACGCCACGGCTAAGGACAATGATCCTGCGTCGCCGACCTATGTCGGCCGTATCGGACTTCGCACGTTCATGTACGAGTCCGCCATGATTGCGACCGTGGAGCAGGCGCAAGACACGGCGAACAAGTTGCTGGCACGGAACACGAAGGTGACCGAAGACATCGAACTGCAGACGATCTGCAACCCCGCATTCGAGTGCAACGACGTTGTCACTGTGAGCGAGTCTGAGTTCACGAAGTTGAACCGACGCCTGCGCATTCAGAGTTTCAGCGTGCCTCTTTCCTCCAGCAGGCAGACGATTCGTCTGCGGCGAATGGTCGTGATTTAGTGGAAGCCAATGACGCGAGCCGCATCATCGCGGTAGTTGACAGGCGAATCGAGAGGAAGACCGGGGCTGAGGCAACGACTGAGACCACGTGGGGAGAAGTGTGCGCCATCTCAGCCGATGGCAAGTACGCGAGTGCGTACCTGTATGGAGAAACCGAGTTCGCCTCGGAGGGATTCCGAATCCCCGGCGACCTTGCTCTCAACTTGGGCGACAAGGTCAAGGTAGCGTGGAATGGGCGTGGCGAACGGTGGGTCTACGACGTAGGCATTCCGTCGTCCTACAAGAAGGTCACGGTCAACCCGAACACCGGGCAGATTCTCGTGGGCGATGGGACGGCCCCGCCGTCTACTCCCGTTTCGCTCAGTGGCCACAACCATGATGCGGCATATTCTGCGTTGGGCCACAACCATGATGCTGCCTACTCGGGGATCGGCCATAACCATGATGCGACATACGCTGCCCTGTCACACGATCACAGCGAGTTTGCTCGGTTCGTGCCCCTTGACACGGTCATTACCAATCCGAGTTTCGCGAGCACAACGGTGGATATCGCCTCAACCGTGCTGGAGTTGACTGCCCTGCCGTCAACGGGAGTGGTTGCCGTCACGCTGCAAGCCTTGTTCCGCACGGGGCAGGCGAGCGACGGCAACTTTCAGGTTTGGGGTTATCAGTCTAATCGGACAACGCTGCAGGGATCGTGGTCAATCATTGCCTACGGTATGGCCAACACTAATCAGTATAGCACTTCGGGCGGCGTTGTCTCCACGGGCGGCACGAACAACCGCTGTATCGCCTATGTAGTGGATGCAGGAGCATCCGGCACTTCCTTCTACGCCATCCGGGTCACCGGGTACTGGACAACGGAGTAGCCATGGCCGAAATCATTCGCGCCGACCTGACTACAGCCGATCCCGGGGAGGTCAGTGACTATCTCTGGAATCAGGGGTACCGCACGATTAGGGTCGAACCAACAGAAGCCGGTGGACTAGTCATTGACGTGGCGGACATCGCCGATGAACAGTCCCTCACCGCAGCCATGAACGGGTTTGCTTCTTCTGTTCAGCGAGGAGGCTACATTTCTCCCCTGCCCGCTGAGATTCGGACCCACTTGCAGCATCTTCGTGATTACGTCACTGCCGACCCCGCAACCATCACGAATGCACAGACCGTGCATGTCGTGAAGGACCTTATCCGCGCCGTTCACTATCTGAACAAGCGGTTTGAAACCGAGGGCTAGTCCCCCTCAGTGTTGGCCCATTGGGCCACTGGGAGTATGGCCCAATGAGAAGCGATTTGTCCTTTGACGGACATCTCGGCATCAAGGTCAAGCGAAGTCGTCCCGGTCGGGCCGCTCGCGTTATGGGCGCAATCAGCGCCTTCGTAAGGAGACTGTTCATCTCATGAACCGCAGTATCAAGCCCGTCCTCACTCTGCCGTTTGGCATGGGTCGCCTTCTCTGGACTCCAGATCAGGGGGAGGGCCTTCTGCCATCCAACCTGATGTTCGGCACTGACCTCAAGGCCAGCCTGTACGGACCTAACGGTGACCTCCTCGACATGCGTGAGTTCGGCAGCGGGCTCGTCACTAACGCAGGTGTCAACTACCTCGCGGCTGACATGAACGATGGCGCATCGGACATCAGCGCCTTCGACTGGCACGGCGTGGGAATCGGCACCACGGCAGCGGCAGTGGGCGACACTGCGCTGGAGAATGTGACCGGCGTTCCGGCACGTGTCTCGGGCACGCCGTCCAACCCAACCGCGAACCAGTATCGCTCGGTGGCGACCGTGTCGTTCACGTCCTCGCTGGCGATCACTGAGTGGGGCCTGTTCAGCGCAAGCACGGCAGGAACCCTGTGGGATCGTCGCGTCTTCGCGGCGATCAACGTGGTCAATGGTGACTCCATCCAGTTCACCTACACCCTGACCATCAATAGCGGCGGATAACCGATGAAGGTTGGGGGCGGTGGTTTGCCGGGACTGCCGCCCCTAACACCTAGGAGTCCGACATGGCACAGTTTGCCCGTCCTGACAGCAATGTCACACAGACATCGTTCACTGGTGGCTTCGCTGAGATTGACGAGGCCGTTGCGAGCGACGCCGACTTTGCCTACGGTGCGAACAACACGGCAGCAGAACTTGAAGTCGGGCTGTCGAACGTTACTGACCCAGCGTCTTCGACCGGACACGTCTTCCGATACCGCATCGCCAAGACTAACAACGGCACCGTGGACGGTGGCGGCAATGCAGTCACGGTTACGGCTCGGCTTATGCAGGGCGCTACCCAGATCGCTACCGACACTGCCAAGACGGCAGATGGTACTTGGACCCAGTACGCCTATACCCTCAGTGCGGCAGAAGCCGACGCGATCACTGACTATAACGACCTACGGCTTGAGTTCCTGACCAGTGCTTCTGGTGGTTCACCTGCGGTGCTTCGCGGTGGCGCGGTCTCATGGGCCGAACTGGAAGTCCCCAATGCCCCTGCTGGGCAGCAGTACACCAGCACCCCATCCGGCTCGCTCGGATTCGGCGGTGCGATTACCAAGTCCGTCGCTCGTGGCATTACGGCCACCCTGTCTTTCGCTGGCAGCGTTGCCAAGCGGACAGCACGTTCGGCTTCCGCGTCTCTTGGATTCAGCGGCGACACGAGCAAGTACACCACGCGCTCGGTAGGTGCGGATGTGACATTCACCGCCAGCCTGAATGCTCAGTCGGTCACGCCTGCCCTTGTGGCCATTCACATTCACACGGAGTAAGGTCATGAAGGTCCTCCTGCAGTGGACTAAGGCAAATCCAGAAGACTGGGTCGAGATTGATGTCCGCGACAGTGGGCCATTCCGTCGCGCGTGGGAGAACTTGCCCGCCAAGCCTCTGCCGGTGGGTGGCGAGGTCATCGACAACAATCCCGGCTGGATTTACAACGTCAACATTCAGGGCGTCGAGTTCGCCGGGTTCGATCACTACACCGGGCGTCCGCTCGACAACGGCGTGGAGGTCACGGCTTGGAACGACGACCCGGACGACTACCCGCCGGGTGAGCGGTTCGCGCAGGTGTGGACGTTTCTGCCACTGCGGCCTGATCCCCGTTACGGCGGACAGCTGAACACCGAGCAGTACCTGACCGTCTACGACGAGCGCGTGCCTTCGCCCCACGAGGGCCAGAGCACCTCCGGCGGACCCGTCACCGTGCGTCCGTGGAGCGAGTTCGTCATCCCGACGACCAAGACGATCCACGGCATCTGGGTAGACGACACGCTGGCAGCCGCACACCGCAGCGCCAAGAGCCTTCGCGGCTGGCGGGAGTAGGACATGGCTAAGTCCTACAACCTGCGCGATACGGCGCTGGCGATCTCTGCATACTCGGCCACCGTTGGTGGCGAGTTCGAGATGAACACCGGCACGGGAACGTCGGCATCCGACACCGCGACGGTGACTGATTCCTCCGTTGCCGAGGTATGGGGATGGGCAGCACCAGCCGGTGAACCCAACTCAGCAGCGTGGCCCGCTGCAAGCGGCGGTGATCCTTACAAGGCGGTCATTGACGTTACCGCCATGGGCGCGAGCGTATCGCTCGGCACCCCAGCCTTCAATCGCCTCAACTCGTCCACTGGCAACATTCAATCAGCAGTAGCGTCGTGGGATTCGACCACTGGAACCGGGCTGAAGACCGCCACTAACACGACATGGGCACCGTCTGCGGGAAATGCAACTGACCGCTTCGGTTGGGTATTCGGCCTAGAGACCTCCAACACGATGATGGACAACTCCATCACCATCGGGTCGCTGAACACTACGACGAGCTTCGCGCAGGGACCGTGGAGTTCCGGACCATCATCGCAGGCCGTTTCCCCCGGACTTCTCGGCGGCGCAACCCTGTTCGCCCCCTCGATCGCACAAAAGGTCGTCGTTGCGCTGTTGGGTGTGGCGACCATCTTCAGCCCCGCGATCAGCCCGCTCGTCTCCCCAGGACTTCTCGGCGGCGGACAGGTCTATGCACCGACTGTTCAGCCTGGAGCGGTCAGCGTTTCGCCCGCCCCGCTGGGGCCGTCGCAGCTATACGCGCCCTCGGCGGTGCAATCGGTCAGCCCCAGCCTCCTCGGCAACGGCGCCCTCTTTGCGCCCTCAGTGGCGCAGTCTGTCAGTCCGCCATTGCTCGGTGGGTCGGCCATCTTCGCCCCGACCGCCTCTGCCAGTGGCGGTGCGCAGTCTGTTGCTCCCGCCCTGCTTGGCGGCGGTCAATTGTTCGCTCCACAGGCGAACTTGCGGATTGCCATTCCGCTCCTTGGCCCCGCGACGGTATTCGCGCCCATCGTTTCTCCCGGCTCGGTAAGCGTATCCCCAGCCCTCCTC